GCTAACCAAGTCCAAAATTACCTCAATAAATTAATCAGAAAGTTTCAGAACCTCACACCTGAACTGCATAAAGTCGGGCAGTTTATGGTGGCATCAACCGACGAGAACTTTCAAAAGGAACAGAGTCCTTACGGGGAGAAATGGGAACACCTAGCCCCATCAACCCTTAAATACAAGGCTAGTCGGGGTTTTATTATGCAAATACTACAACGCCAAGGATTGTTGCGATCTTCTATTCGATATCGGATTGAAAAAGGAAGGGTTGAGGTAGGGACTCCATTGCCCTATGGCTCCTATTTACAAAAAGGCACTAAGAAAATGCCTAAACGTCAATTTTTAGGAGTAAGCCAACGGAATCGTCAGGAGATTATTGCTATTCTAAAGGGATCTCTTCGTTAATCTCGACAAGATTATCAACAAGACCTGGGTTAATTTCTTGGGGGATTCCTTCCTCGATGATTTTCAAAGTTTCCTTCGTCCAGGTGAGGATCAGTCTTTCCGTTTCCGATTGATCCTCAGAAATTAACGAAGCGATAATCAACAGTTCTATAAAATCCGTCCGCCGCTCCCCCATTAAAATCCGTCGAATTGTCTGCCAGTCCCACCCACTTTTCTCGCTAAATTCCATCATCCCAAGATTTGCATTTATAAGATCCCGTCGAATTGACCGACCGAGAGCGCGATAGGGAGCCAATGCACCAGATCCTAACGTTTTCTTAGAAGGGTACTCTCTTTTTGTAATAGTCATTATTTATATCTAAATCATTGATTTAATTTTAGTCTATTTTCTTGTATAGAAATTATTTTTTTGCACCCTCTTTAAATGACTGATAGGGTGCGTTATTCTTTAAAAAGAATTATTTGTTTTTTGTATTGAGAAATGGTTGAAATCAGGCTCGATGCTCCAACTAAATTTAGGGTAATAAGAACTGAGGATGGTCGTCTCCATTGTGAGGGGTCTTTTTGTTGTGACGGGGTGTTGGAGTATCGTCAGCCTGATGGCTCCATAGTCCACGAACTCAGGAGACCGGAAACCAATGCAGAACTGGCCACAGTAGAGAGTTTCAAACTCCTCCCCCTGGTGATAGAACATCCCTATGTTGGACTTCTTAATAGCGAAAGCTACAAGGATTACACGGTAGGGATGACTGATTCTTCTGCTTATTATGACAAGACTGAAGGGGTGATCAAAGGCTTGGTGTCGTTTTTTGATGCTAAGGCGATCGCCCTAATTGATGCAAGGGAAAAGGAACAACTATCTGCTGGATATACCTGCGACATCAAGCAAGGGGAAGGGGTGTGGAATGGGCAACACTATGACAGGGAACAGATTAATGTCCGTGCCAACCATTTGGCTTTGACGAGCCGAGGAAGGGCAGGGGGAGATGTTCGCCTCCGATTAGATAGTGCTGCGGGGATTGGGCAAGCTGTCGCAGGACAAGCTGTCGCAGGGCAAGCTATCGCAGGGCAAGCTGTCGCAGGGCAAGCTATCGCAGGGCAAGTCATCGAAAACCCTAGCAACCCTAACAAAACCAATGATAATGGAGATAATGAACAGCGTATGGCAATAGTTAGATGCGATGGAGTTGAGTATTCAGGAATCCCTGAATCTTTCGCTTCCATTAGCGGTACTCGATTCCGTGAATTGAAAGAATTAAAGGAACGCCACGATTCGCTTGTTACACGGTTTGATACTACGAGTCGGGAGAACCGGAAGCTAGAAGCCGCACGGGAAAATTACCAGTTCCGGTTAGATAACCTAGAGATCATCGTAGACAATGCCGATAATGTCCTTGGTGAATTAGGTTATTACCGGAATGACATGGGGCAGTACGTCCGTGTTGATGGAGGCAAAAAGAAAATGATGCCTCCCGTTCCCGAAGATGAAGAAATGATGGAAGAGGAGGACAATGAAGAAGAAGAAATGATGGAAGAATGGGATGTTGCAGAGGAAGAAGAAACTACGACTTCCAAAAAGAAAAAAAAGTCCAAGCCTCGTGTTGATAGCAACGACGAAGATGAGAGTGCTTGTCGGGGTGATTCGGTCGGGGATCTTTTGGCGATATGGAAGGAAGCCGACAGTTTGTTGCCAGGGTTCTCTGACGCTCGGTTTGATAGTAGCTTCTCTACTAGCGACATCAAACGCACTTTGTTAGCTGAAATCGAACCCAATATGGACTTGACGTTCCGATCCGATTCTTATGTAGACGGGGTTTTTGCCTACGTTCAGGAGAATTACGATTCTTCCCCCACCGATCCAGGTGATAAAGAAGAAGGGGATGACGAGGAGGAAGAAGATAGAGACGATGGAGACGATGGAGACTCAGAGGAGTTCTCCCATCGCCTTGATTCGATGCTCAAAAGACCTGCTCAATCTACCTACGGAGATGAACTCACCGAAGGGGAAAGACGACGGGTGCACGCCTATAAGCAGCCTTTAACGATAGGAAAAACACGCATGGGGGTTACTAGATAATGCGGTACAACTACAATCTTCAATTTGATCGGGCGACTCCTGGCATGGGCGAGGGATCTATTAATTTTCCGAGAGTCAAAGCCCTTGTTTCTGTAAAGAATGCTGTTAAAGAGGTCTGGACTCTGGCGATTCCTGCCTCCCCTGCTTCTAGCACTGTATATACCGTCAGGTTAAACAACGGACTAGGCACGGCACGTTTTACAACCGATGCTAGTGCCACTCAAGCGGAACTGCAAGCTGGTTTATTGAATGCAATCCGAGTAAACCCTGCTTTTGGGCGACGGGGGATTGCAAGTGTTAGTGGGAATAACGTGCTATTCACGGCACTGGAATATGGTATCGAGAACATCCTGGTAGTTACTGGTGCTAGTTTAACGGCAACTGTAACCACGGCGATGATTATTCCTCTCCCCGTACCATTCGGTCGGTTTGTTGCCAGAGCAAACACCGAAACCGACCCCAAAGTTGCAGGACTTCCTACTGCTACCACTGACGTAATCTTAGGGATTACTCGAATCGTCAAAGACATCGAAATGCAACCTTTGATTTATCAAGGTGCAAACTATAGTGGGACAACTTACCCCTATCAGGATGTGATGGACGTGGTTGACCGGACAGGGGAATCGTCAGGGATCTGGGTTGAATGTGTTGAGACGGATATCACAATCAATGATGCCGTCTACGTCTCTGTTGCTGCGGGACACGAGGGGAAAGCAACAAAAGTGACAAGTGGTACAATTAATATCTCCGCGAAGGCTGAGTTCAAATGTTCCCCTGTGGTCACTAGCACTGGCGCGGTGTGCGTTTTAATCGGCTTCAATGTTCCTTAATATAGAAAGAACTTAAACTATGATGAACTTTTCCGGGACTACAAGGTTGGATGCTGATGAAATCGGGACGTTCTTTGGCACCCTGATGGACTTAGAAGCTCAAGTAGATAAGGAGTTCGATCTTGCGGACTATCCTTTCGCTGCTGGAGTCATTTGCCCTCTCAATATCCAAAACAAGCCCTGGGCAAAAACCTGGGGATATCGGTGGCTCCGTCACGTCGGGCAGTTCAAATTAATCCGAAACTACACCACAGACCTTCCCGAAGTGGAACTGGTCTATGGCGAGATGAAGATGCCGATCCATAAATGGGGACAAGGTTATAGCGTTTCCGAGGATGATATCGCGGCTGTCAGTCGAATGGGCGAGAGCATTGAGGAGGACAAAATCTGGACAATTCAAGAAGCCGCACAACAAAAAATCAATCAGTTGGTGGCAAACGGTGATTTAGAAACAGGGATGCCAGGGTTTCTAAATCACCCCCAAGCCCTGCGGTCTTATGCTCCCTTCCCTTTAAACGGGTCTGCAACATCACAGCAAAAGCTGAGCGTGTTAAATGATTGTGTTAATGCTCCGACTCGGTTGACCAATAACCGAGAGAAGCCTGACACATTGTTAATGGATTCGGAAACTTACGAACACCTCTCCTCGGATATCATTCAAATTGGTACATCTGCCTTAGATCGCACGGTGTTAGAACACTTCTTAAAAGTCAACTCCAACATCAAAGAAGTCGGTGTGGTGTCCGAGATGGCTCCCGAATATTTAGAGTCGATTGGTTTGGCTCCTACCCGCTTTATTCAGGCTTTCCGTCGAGATCCCAAAAAAGTCTCTGCTAAGATTTATCAACCATTAAAGTGGACTGATACTCGTCCCATTGGTGTTGATTCTTTCTGGCGTGGTGCCAAGTTTAAGTTTGGGGGAATTGACCTCAAACGCCCATTCTCCATGCACATTGTAGTATTACCCGAATAAAAATGTCTAAAACTATCATCTTTGACCCAAAGCTAAATCCTCATAATCCACGCATTCCCTATGGAATATCAGTGGAGGCTATCACTTCGCCGATCCGTTTCTCCCGTCCTATTACTCGTGGGGGAACCAAAAAAACCTCGTTGGATGCGGTGGAAACACGGGGGAGTTGGATTCTGCCTGGGACTAATTTGGAGCTTCCCGACGAGGACTATGACTATATTGTTCGGCATCCCCTCGGATTGCAACTTGTTAATTGCGGAGCATTCAGAGTAATCTCTCCCACCCTAGAGGAAGGGAAGTTTCCTACTGAAACAACCCTTGATTATATTGAAAAAGATGCCCTAGATCTAATTCGCAATTCTAGTGATATTGATTGGTTAGAACGATCCGAGAAAAGAGAAGATCGTCCCGCTATTTCTAAGGCAATAGCGGAGCAAGTCAAGAATATCAAATCGGTTAATACTATGAACATCCGTGGGTAATAAATGGTTCTCCCCTCCGATTTTTTAGCGGTTTATCCTCAGTTCGCTGTGGTCGAATCTTCTGTGATTCAATACAGTTTAAACTTTGCCGAGAATAATTACTGTGCTGGTTGGGCAGATCCCAAGAGAACGGATGGAATTATGTTGATTGCTGCCCATCGAATCAGCATTGATTGGTTTCAACAGGCGGATATTGCCTCTAGTGTCACGGGAATCGCATCAGGGCAAGGAAGTTCTACCCCTTCTGGCTCCGAGAACGATTGGTCTTTGACAACTTACGGGAGGCAATACATCCACCTCCGCAATACTATCTTCACTCCCCCTATTTTAGTTTTATGAAAGTACAGTTCCCTGATTTCACCGTTGATAATGGTCGAGTTACTTCTGCTGGAATAGCGGCTCCTGCCTCGCCAGAACTGCAAGCAATGGCAGCAATTTATGTTGAGTTACAGGAAATCAATAAGAAGTTAGACAAGCCAGACCACCCACAGGCTGCTTATACTCCCAAAGAGAAGAAATGAGTCAATCCTTTGTTGAGCAAATGATAGCCCTAAGAGACCGGATCTCCCCTCTCGCGGGGGGATTTGGCAATCCCAATATTCGAAGCCTTGTCGTTCGCACAAGATTGGGCAATGATTACGAATATCTGGAGATTACCCCATCTCCGGTTATTCAAGATCAATTCCCGATTAAGGAAGGGATTGAAAATCTAAGCTCAGTGGAGGGAATAACTAAATCCTATTCCGTCAAAGGGATTTCACGGCGTTATTTAGAAGAACAATTGAAGGGTGAGGGGGTTGACTATATTGTCGGAGCAGACACCACATTTTACCCTCCCGATGGAGTTGTTTGTAACTTAGTCTCACTAACTAAAAATATCGTGACGTGGGACATGGAGTTAGTTGAGAAGATTAGCTCACAAGGTTTTTACTTGTGATTAACTCACAAGGTTT